TGATGCATATGATGTGTGGGTGGTTCTATGTTCTCTACTGGCTGTTTAGCTACACAGACATTAGCAATTTGATTAACAGTTATGTTGTTTACTAGGAGATGAAATTGAGTTCATGTAAACCCGCTTTACTCACTGCTTTCTACAGAAAACGCCCTAAATCTTCCGAAGCGGTTAACCATCCTTCGCATTACCAAGGGAATAAGTTTGAATGCATAGACATTATAGAAGATTTTAACCTTGGCTTTTGTCTTGGCAATGCAGTAAAATACATCCTTCGCGCTGGAAAGAAGCAGGACAGAATTCAGGATCTGCGTAAAGCGATATGGTATCTACAGAGAGAATGTAAGAACACCGGATTACAACTTAACTATTGGACTACACATGAGACGAGTTAGAGTAAAGAAGCTTAGGAAAGAACTTGTATCCATCATGGATTGCTGCCTTCAAGGTGAAGGTATCACAAAAAACATGTGGAGAAGGTATAAGAGGAAGTATGTTAGAGGATGAAAATGACTCTTCACAGTCTACAGACTGTTGGGAAGCTAAGGCTGCAGATGTGTTTGGCAATACCATTGAGATACCATCTTGTCCTAAATGCAAATCTCTCATGAATATGGTCATCGGTCATAAAGCATTCATGTGGATTTGTACAGAATGTTAGAGGTCTAGATATTTTAAGTTGTACGTATTTATCGTACAAAGGGGTGCGATTCGCATCCGACTGTTTGTCCGGAGCTTGGGAAGAAACGGATGGTGCTGGGGTGAGTCACGTTAAAAGGCCCCGTTGTGGCATGTTAGCTCAGGTAGTTAGAGCATCTTCGAGATAAGCTGGATTCGTCCAGTCATAGAAGAGGGTCGTTGGCGCAACTCCAACACGTGCTTATGTTAAACAAAGAAGCTCACTACCTCCAGACCGGTATATGTTGAGGTGCAGCCCCCTTTATAGCCTGATGAAGCGAAAGCAGAAACTCATTTGAGTCGCATAGCGTCCCCGTTGGGGGTGGGTTGGGACAGTGGCCGGTCAATTTCGCGTGAGTGGCAGAGAGGCTGAATGCAGCGGGCTTAAAGCTCGTGATTAGGAGGCATCCGATTCCGTGGGTTCGAATCCCACCTTACGCCTATGAAAAATTATGAAGAAGGACTGTTTGATCTTATTACTCAAGCCGGTCAGATGCTTATGGATAGAAATCGCTATGAACAAGATTTAATCTATTACATAGCGAAGATGGAGCCTGACCTTAGAACAGCCATTATTCTGGCTTATCAGTCACTTTATCGTGAAGAGCTTTAATTTCTTTACACATGATGCATAGAGCCAGACAAAGATTGAAAGAATCTTTCAAGTGTTCAGGCAAAGGTTGCCCAGGATTGTTATTCCTATACTCTTCTAGATCTTTTTGGTAGTTGTTGTTTTGAATTCTCGCGTGATTGGCAAAAATTGCAGATAGGCTCTCGATTGAGTAATCAATAATTGACTGATTTTCCATATTTCCCTGCTCGTTTTTTATCGCCTGCTTTTGTAGAATCCGTTTTGGGAGTTAAACTCTTTGGTTTAGGAGCTTTGGTTTGTTTAGAGCCTGTAACGAACTTAGCTACTGGATCAGATTTCATTTTAGCCATAAAACACCTCTTGTTTTCTTAAGTTTTATCGCCTAACATCAGTTTTTGTAAAGGATTTATTTATGATATGTAAGCTCTGTTATATTGAATTATGTCGATTGGCTAACATGCTTCTTGGCGGTTCTGTTCCTATGGACGCTTTAGGATGTGAAACGGGATGCTGTGACACGTTTTTACATGATAAACTACTAGAATTGATTGAAAAACGCAGAGAGGAGAGATGGAATAATGACAAGTCCACTTAATCCAATGCCCGATCCTTCGAATCCTAATGATCCGATGTATCAATTCATTGACCAACAACCGCCAGACGTGTATCCAGTGAATCCGCCTTCTGGTGACAGTTCGCTGTCACACTTCACCAATAGACAATATATCCCAGAGAACATAACCGCTGCGCTGCCAATGGTCATCACCATCACAAACCACGGACTGCAAAACGGGCAAAGCCTACGAGCGACCAAGTTTATTTCAGTACCTGTTGCTCTTGCTACTGGTATGGAGCAGATCAATAACAACAGCTTTGTTGTACAACAGTGTACGGCTAACACTTTTCAACTTTACAATAACCGTGGGTTACCTGTTGATGGGCGCTTATGCACTCCTTATGTTCAAGGTGGACTATTCACTTTAACTGGGCAAGATCTGCCAATTGTTAATCCATCGCACTTTCCACCCCCACCACTCCCACCAACCCCACCATATCCTCTTTAATGTTCATAACATGGTAGATATCCTGTGCATTATCATGTTTACAAGTCCATCTTTGTCGATTTGAATCTCAGGCACTCAAGTCGGAATTGTTCGATTTTACACCAATCAAACCAATTCATGTCGGTCTCATCATCTTCAATGCTTAACCATAATCCACACGGTTTCATGGAGCCTTCTTCTGAAATCGATTGTCTAAAGCTTTCGTAGTAGGAATCTTTTAATTCTATAGATTCTCTAGGTGAGTAGTGGTAAATGTTTGTTGGGAGCATTATAGTTCTATTCTGATTGGTTTGTTTATAGGATTATAAGATCCATCCATTATACTAGCATTGACGAAGGTTGTATCCCGGATAGACTCCTGTCCATAACCTTCATGAATATGGCCAAAGACGTGTAGTTTTAGTTTTTTAAGCGCAGGGATTCTGTTCATTAAATCCATGCATCCAGCGCGTCTAGATGAATCCCCCTTTGACGAAATCTCAACATGATCAAGAATCCCGTAGGGAGGTCCGTGAGTGATTAAGATGTCCACGTCTTCAGGAATTAAATCCCACTTCTCTTTTATTGGCTCTCCACGATCTTTCATGAAATGCCAGTTGTAGAAGGTAGGTGTCCAAGGAGATCCCCAGATTTTTAAGCCTTCAAATTCAAGTCCAGAATCTTGAAGATAATCAAAATTCCTTAACAATCCAATCTCCCAACCTCGATTCTTTTCAATGAACCCATCATGATTCCCAGCTATTAGGATCTTTTTTATATATGGCTGCTCGTTTAACCAAATCAAAAAAGATGCGTTTTCCTCTACAGTATCTCTTGCTGTAAGATCTCCGGCGACGATTAGAAGATCGCCACCTTGTAAGGAGGGTTTATATCCGTGTAGATCTGAAATGCAGTCTATAATCATCTTCTTGGTGCCAGTGAAGTGTCTGCTAAAACTTGGAATCCTAACTCCGTAACACCTTTTCCTACTTCTTGGCATATTGGATTAGGTACGAATTGGATAAGGTAACCTGTAATTACTAAAGATGCACCCATTTCCATCTTAGATGACTCGTAGTCAAATTCTTCTCCCCATCGAGGGTATTCTAGTTTGAAAACTTCATAATCATCTTTTTCTTGGATCTTGCTTTTGCATGTCATAAGAAGAGAGTCTTTACAGTAGGACTTTTGGCTTTCTGAAAACTGTATTCCTCTTTGACCCGCCTGACGGAAAGCATCATCTATAAAGTTTTCAACTCTCACTTGAGCCTTTGTAATGTATTCCACCTCTTTTTTCACAAGATACATGGTGCGAATACATCTGTCGCTATATCTGTCGCCACAAGCATCTTTTGCTGTCTGCGCGTAGGACTGTAGATTCAACAGCGTGGCTTCATTCATTCTAGGGAAGTAGTTGCTGTAGTTTTGTTGATATCCTACAGAATAAATGTTCGAAAAACTACATAAACAAAGTATGTGAATTGTAGCAATGAAAAAAATGTTAGGCATATGAGTCTCCAGGTGGTTATTTCATTTCGCATGGTTCTTTTTAGGCTACTTACAAACAGTGCAGAGGTTATAAGTGCCATGATTAGAACAAAAAATATTTCATAAATCATTGTTTTTCCAATGTGAGCTTTTTCTTTCCTATAAGCTTTTGTTTATTCTCAAAGTCTTGCTGAGCCTTGGTTGGGTCGTATCCTTCGGCTTTGCCAAGGCGCTTGGATTCTCTCATAACTACTGACTTGCATCGTCCAACGTAGGCTGCCATCTCTCCATAAGAAAATCCTTTGTCAATGGCTTCTTTTATTTTCATTCTTTCTTCAATGGTAAGAGGATTTATCGCGATCCACTTGCTAACCATCTAGTCCTCATCGTCATAGGATTTTTCGATATTTAGGTCGTTGTCAAAGTAGTACTTTGTTCTTACAGGATTACATGATGACATCCACCGGCTTATTCTTTTGTCTTGATTGTCATGGATCCAATTGTAAATTTCTTGACACATTGGATTAAACTTTGACTCAAGCTGATTGGATATTGAAAACCTAAGTGACTCTAGAACTCTTTCGAAAACTTTGTTCTTAGCGTGGAGAATGTATTCTTCAGCTGTGATTCTAGATTTGTTATTCTCATCTGCTGTGCTAACAAATTTATTTCTAGCGTCTTCAAGCACGTTCATAATTGCTTCATCTTCTTCAGAAAATGGAGCAACATGGGGATTTGTAACTTCAATTTCAAAGACTAGTTTATCTTTTTCAAGACGTCTATTTACCTTTATTTCCATGTGGACTCCTAGATTGTCTACCATTGTTATCAAATGTTTGTTTATATGCCAACATCTTTTTGTGTGTAAATAATTTCTTTAAATTGTGTATAAAAAAATAAATTACATGTGAAATTTAAATGATTGATTATCAGTGTGACATTGCAAGCACTTTGGGAAGCCAGCCTTGGAGACTAAGAAATCTTTATATGATTAAAGATAAGCAGGGAATGGTGGTGAATTTTGAGCCTAACTGGGCTCAAGAATCTTTATACCAGCCTCATTATCTGAATATCATACTGAAGGCTAG